AGAGCTTCTGCCATGCGCGCTACGTACCAACACACATCACCAAGTTCATAGATAATACCACCAATATCTAAAGCTTTACCATCACGTAGATGTTTCTTAACTTTGTCTGCTACTTCGCCAGCTTCACCATTAAGACCTAATGCAAGGTAGGTGAGTTCTGCATCTTCTCCAGTACCTGCTTTTGGATAGATCGCAGTCGATAAGGTCCAGTCTTGATAGGTATTAGCCTGCATTTTTTAATTCCTCATGTTTAATAAGAGCTTCCAGATAAACTTTGGCTTTATCTAAATCCTTAAGACCATCTTTTTCTCGCCAACGAAAAACGTACTTCATAATGTTGGCCTCGGCGAATGGAACCTGCTTGTCAATTAGCAGGTCCATCAAGCGAGTATCACCGTAATGTGTCGGACTTTGCATTTAGTAATCTTTCAATTTCAACCGCTGCCTCTTCTAGAAGATCTGCAATGCGATCGGGTTTGTTTTCTTGTACTGATTTACGTGTTAAAATTTGCCTACGAATTTCTGCACGGAGTCGCAATCGTTCAACTAAGGTCTGCATATTTTTCTTTTAGGTATTTAAGACTTACAAAGTGTTCATCAAAGGAACCATTCTGTACATCATAAGCCATGAGAATTCCACGGAAATGATTGTTACCTTGTGGTCCTAGGTAATCTTCATCATGCTCATAACAAGATCCAGCAATAATACAAGTGATAGTAGACCCGTCAGGACGCTTTCCATAGGCCACTTGTTTACCTTGTTGATGACCAGCAATACAAGACATATGCAATTTGCTAACCATAGCGGAAGCAGTTGTAGCGGCCCTCCCCATAACTCCAGTAGGGAAGTAATGACTATAAGCAATACCGTCAATAAACACAGGTTTGAGAAAGTCGTGTACTTCCCAGTCGTCGTATGGGAGATCTTTGTAACTAATGAGTCCTTCCAACTTCGGATCATCATTGATAGCCCTAGCAATACGGTTCTCATGGTTGCCTAAAAGCATTACCTTTCGTGGATGATATTGTTTTTTCTTTTGGAGTTTTGCGTTAGTATTATAAGAATACAATGGATCAAGAAGACAATGCATAGCTTTCTTAGCTGCTTCAATGTCCTTAGTATATCGTCTACCTTCAAATGATTTCTTTCCTATATCATAGCTAGACAGACTTGGCATATCAGCGAAGTCTCCTAGATGAATGACAACTTCAGGTTGTACTTCTACAATGTACTGTCCAATTCGCGTTAGGTATTCAAAGTCTTGTTCATCCTTGCATTGTGTATCTGGAATTATAAGATGACTAATCATACATAACTCGCTTCTAGCAAATGATCACCTTCATTGTGAATGAACCATTCAGCTTCTTTTTTATCTTTAAATTGTTTAATTGTAATTTGCCCATCAGAGTATCGTAATTTTACGGTAATCATTGTAACATCTCCGGTGCATTGTGAAAATTGCATGTGTCTTTCGCAGACAATAATCGAAACGGAAACATATCTTTATCAATTAAGAACATCAAAGACAACCTCTGCAAATAGTCGAGGTCGTCCTGTGATGCACTAAGATAAACTTCGTAGATTCCATCCTCAGTTTCTAATGAGTGTTTGAGATCCACGATTGGATAGTCTCCACATCATTCACTGAACAATACTGAAAGCCATTCTTTTCACACCATGTTTTATGTGAATACTTAGTTCCACCACAAAGCTTATTAATATTGTCAAAGACAAAACGCAGATCTACTTCAGGATGCTGCTGTTTTACTAACACATATTTTTGTCTTTCTTGATGATCTGAAAGCCAACCTTTCACCTCGACTTGAATACCATTAGAAAGAGAAAAGTCTACATTATACTTATGAGCAGATTCTGGAACAGTGTAAGGAAGTATCTTAGTTTCATATGTATAATCACATTTAGATTCTTTTAGAATTTCTTCAAACTTAAGTTCTAATTTACTCCTACGTTTGCGCTCAGACATTTACGAGATCCAAGCTAGAAGGCTTGTCTGCATAACGTCCATTGAAGGACCACTGACAAGGCCACCACACATCACTATCTTCGTCGTAATAAGCTCCGTTTATGTAATCTTCGTAGAAGATTTCATAGATTCTAACATCAGATCCAGCTCTTGTTGCAACGCTGATGGTATAATTAATTGGGTGTCCGTTCGATTTGCCCATGTTACTCCTTGTTCACGACATAACCACATACACATCAGGTTAACCGCGAGTTGATGTTTATCTTGATACATGTCATAGACTGTATCAAACATTTCTTGTTCTTCGTAACAACCTTCTAGAAACTTGGCTGCTTTCTTTGGACCAATACCATTAAGACCAAATAGGTTATCTGTCTTATCTCCAATCAATACCTGTTGATAGAAGGTAGACAACCCGTTTGTAATAGTAACATCATCACTTTCTTCCTTGACAAAATTATAATGTAAGCCAGCAACTTGCTTAAGATCTTTGTCAATAGAACAGATGACTGTTCCTTCATGTTGATTAAATCCTTCTCCTTCATATTCTGTCTGTGTCTGGCTCCAAGCAAGCGCATCATCAGCCTCATACCCATCGAAAAGTTCAGCATTCCAATTATCCATTAGATATTGCTTACAAGCTTTACGGTGAACAGGATCTACTGTATCTCGACGATTAGCTTTGTACTCTGGATAGATCAAGTAACGAAAGTTCTTGGAAGGAGAAAGGAAACAACGATATTTGTCTGATTGAGTTGAATGAAGAATTGTTTGCATCAGTTGTTCTGTACGCAAAATTGCAATCTCTTCTTCAGCCTCACAGACACGTACCTTATCCACTGTGCGCTCACAACTAGCAGCACATCTATACGCCACGATATCTCCATCGACCAGTGCTATCATAATAGTTTATAAACCAATTTAATAAAATCAATTACAATGGAACCAAATCCATATCCAGCACAAAAAGCCCAAAAATCATTCATACTTTCATCTTAGAAGAATATTGTCCTTGACCTGTTACTTTAAATGCTGTACTAGATGTAATCCGTATTGTCTCTGAAGATCCACAAAAGGGACACGCTTGTGGCGTGCCCTCTGCAGTTACAAACTTCTCAAAGATATGATCACAATCTGTACATTGATAATCATGTACCTTAATCATTACATTGGCACGTCATCATCAGGATCAAAGGTAGGAAGATCCGCGAGTTTCGGTGGTGGTGTATCAATACCAAAGACAAACGCTTCGTAGAAAGATGCTGCAGCAACAACCTCTTCTTTAGTTGGATTCTTCTTATCAGTTTTTAGTGTATCAATAGCTGCTGAGATAGAAGACTGACGAACAATGTAAACCTGCTTCTTGGCACGTTCTTCAGGAGTCTCATAGGTAGACTTAGGTGAAGTGAAGTTCGTCGATCCTGTGGCCTTTGTGACAGCCTCAGGGCTACCACCAGTGTCCGTACTAACCCCATTTGCGATACTCGCTTCAATCCAGTCCCAATAACCCTTATCATTCTTCTGCATTTCAATGGTGTAAACTTCACCTTTCTTTGCATCGACCAAAGTCTTATAGACAATTGGATTGGTAAAGGACATTAGTTTCTTAGACGAAGTCTGGCCCTTTGCGAGATCCTTGAAAGTGATCTCCGCCATTTTGTATTTACCTTTGTCTTCGACATTTGCATCAATGAATTGAATTTGAATTTTCATTTATATCTTTCTTTATAATTATATTAATTAACTACTGTCTATACTTAATATTATACCACATATTTTCTATGTGTCAAGCACTTTAGTGCACGCCCTTTCGGGCTAATACTAATCTTCTAAATCTTTTAGATTTGGTCCTGTCTGAACTTCACCAATCATGGGGAGAGTCCATTCAATGCCAAACGCACGTTCTATGTTCTTAGGAAGATTCTTGAACACATCTACCATAAGCTCTTTAACGATCTCCACCTCGTCTTCAGGGGAGTCGGATGTAAGAGAATCATGAATAGTGCTAATAAGTAAGCTACGCAGCTTATACTTAGAAAAACGGGCAGCAAGACTAACCCTAGCAACAGCCATAACGTCTGCTCCAAGACTCTGGTTAGGGTAGTTGGTAATTTCATACTCAGAAAATTCTCCACGTTTATTTTTCTTGAATGTGAATTCTCTACCAACAGGTGAACGCAGCTTTCCAGTTGAATTCACCTCTTGTAGATATTTCATGTGTGTCTTGTACAATCCATAATACTTTGAATAATACTGGTCAATAACGTCT